CGGCCATTGGCTGAACCACACCGCTAGCCAAAAAGGCATCACGCTGAGTGGTTTGCTCAATGACGTACGGCGTAAATACCTCAGGAATGATGATGTCAGAGCGAAGAGTCGCCATGACAGATCCTCAAAAAATGGTTTTTACGGTGTGGGCGTAACCCTTAGGGCTCGGCGTAACCGCGCCTATGTCTTGCATATTAACGGTTCGCTGCAGCTTTCAACCTTTCGTACATATCCCGATCTGTTCTAAACAGCCGTGATTGCTCTGTAAGGTTGTAAGTTTCTTTGGCAAATGGGTTTTTCGTACCCGCAGGAATGTCACCGCCCACGTTGCGACCTGCCGGCGCTCCGCTGCCTTGTGGCTTTGGTGCTTTCTGCATATAGCTAGGCAAAGTTTTGGCCCACTCACTAATCGGCTTACGTTCGTAGCCATTGACAACAACAACAGTTCCGTCAGCTTCCCGCTCAATCTGATTGGGGTTTAGCAGCTGTGCCTTGAACACAATGCTGGGGTCATGCACCACGTCAGCTAGTGCGGTGTTGGCAGGGGTAATCAACTCCAGCTCTCGCACTTGTGCTTCAAGGTCAGTGATGCGCTTGTCCTTTTCTTCCGCCGCCTCACGGAACTGCTGCTCCAAAGCTTGTCGCGCTTCGGTGTATTTGCCTTCTGATTCCAGCTTGCTTTGTTCAGCCTTGCGCTTGAAATCTTTCAGTGCCTCATAATCGTCAGGGACTTCACCAATCAGCTCGTTTTTTTGCAGTTTGCCGATGAGGTCGTAGTTTTTCTTTTCTAGAGCTGCGACACTTGCTTTTAGCTTGTCAAGTTCAGCGTTGTTTGGCGCTTCGGGAGACGTAATCTCCTGATTCTGCTCTTCAGACATGAATAACCCGTAAGGTTGTTTTCACGACCACTTTACTTTGTCTGCCCAAAATGCGGCAGATGTTTTTCCTTTGGCGATGTTCTTTGCATGGCGTGCTTTAAATGCTGCACGCTTAGCCTTGTCAGAAGCTGTTTCACCTTTACGCGGACGCTTAGTTTTTGCCCCTTGCTGGCCGAACCTAATCAGCCGAGGGTTGCCGCCGTCATTAATAACCACCGCATGACTTTTGCCACTGGGATGCTTAGGGGTCCGAACTGGTTTGTCGAACCCCTGAAACGAGTGGCCGCCACGCTTGATGGTCACTTTTTCTTGCCCTTAGGCGCGGCGCTGAGCTGCGAGCGTTTTTTCAGAACAGGGTTGCCAGTGCTCTCTGATTTGATTGCAATGACAGGATCGCCCTTGGCTCCGCGTCGGGTAACGGTACCGCCTGTCGGCCCTTTGACGCTGTATGCGCCCTCACCTTTGACGCTGGTTACAACGCCGAAGGTACGTTTGCCCTGGTAAACCCAGCTAACGCGAGAACCCTTTTTCACTTTTTCTTGCCTCCCTTCTTTTTCTTTTTCTTAGGAGGCCGGCCCACCTTTGAGCCGTATGTACCTTTACCCATTGGCATCAGTCGTCTCCCTTAGGCCCTTCCTTTTTAGCAGCCTTGCCCTTTGGCGTGGGCTTTCTAGGTGGGCAAGACAAAGGCGCTTCTGGCTCTTGAACGCTGAATTGATACTTCTTAGGCAGCTTACTCATTGGGGTAGCGACGTTTGAGCTGCTCCAAGGTTAGCTCTGATCCATCCGCACTAACAAACTTTCGGATGGCATCTGTGGGGCCGTACTTGTTGACCAAACGATTGAAGTAAGGCACCTTGCTTTTGCCTAAAACGTCCTGCTTTGTTGCCTTCGATTGCTTGTCCAGCCACTGCCCATATGTTTCGTTGTCAGGAACGCCTTTACCACGCACAGCCCGAGCACCTTTGAACGCAGAGTTTGGGCGTCGCAACTGACTAGGCGGTGGCGGTTCAATCCCTAGGCCTTTGTAATCAATGACCGGCACAGTGGTGGACCTGCAGTTGAAGTGCTGCGGAGGCGTTGGCCCTTTGCCATAGTCAAATTCTTGGCCGTCAAGCGCACGACAGATCGCACTGGTTCTGCTGTCTAACGTCGCCACGTAGCGGTATTTATTAGTCACATCTTGATTTGCCCTGTAAACCTGCTGGCTTGTTTGATTTGCTACTTGGTTAATGCTCGTTCGCACCATTGCATTTATCTGGTTATCAGCGACGGCTGTAACCTGCCCTCCGGCCTGTGCAATCTGACGCAAGCTGCCAGGTTGTCCAAAGCGAAGCCGACCTTTTAACTGCCGTGCAATCTGGTCAGTTGATTCGCCAGTCAGCAGCCCATTGCGCACAGTCTTTGCAAATAGATCGGCCTGCGATTCAGCAAGCCCACGAAACGACTTCTGAAGCACCTTGCCATTAGGCAACGTAATAGTTGTGCCCTGCGCAGCCGTCAACTGAAATGTCTGCGGCGAACCAGCGACAGCAGCTTGCAAGTCATCGCTGAGCGACACCACGTTGATTGCTGTCGGGTCAACCGTTGCCACTGACTGAGCAAACTGCGGACTGATCTGCACGCTGCGGATTTGACTGCGCAACTCAATCGGCAACGCACGCCGCAACTCATTCGTCACAAACTCGCTTTGCAGTACGGCTAACCCCTGCAGATCATCGACAACCGCAAGCGTGCTAGTGCCAGCCCAGCCATCAAGCGACTCTTTCAGTTGCGCAAGAATCGCCCTAAGCCGTGCAGCTTTCGCAGGCGCAGCAAGCTCATCAATCCCACGGAGCTGATCAACAGCATCCAAAATAAGATCGTTGTATGTAACAGCAATCCGCTTGGCAACGCTGTTGCTAAATCGATTGAGGTCGATTGCATTTCGATACAGCTCCGAAGGTGTGCTCATAAATCATGCAGATCCAACCGCTCAGATTTTTCAACACAGATAACAGAGACATCCGCGCCGATGGTCAAAGCGTTGCCGACAATGTCGCTGAACTCTTCGATCACTTCCGCATCCCTCTTGTTTACACGAGTTTCGGTGACGCTATAAATCCCGTCTTCGTCATACCAAGTGACGCGAACCACTGCATAAACCTGCTGCTTAAGCTGCTGCCTGACGAAGTACAGATACTGCTTATCAGGTTCTTGCTTCTCGGTTTTCCTCAGTTTGTCAATCCAGCTCATCAGTAACCTCTGGGTCCGCTTCCGGCATTGTGACCTCAGTCTCAACCTTGGGTTCGGGCTTGTCCATTTCAATTAAGCCACCGGTCTGCGTAGCTTCGACTTCCTCTTCAACGTTAAACTCATCGCCCAGCACTTCGCCGGCTGACAGCTGATTAAGCAGCGTCTCCTGAGTAATAGTTCCAGCGGTGTACAGCTGCAGCAGTGCCTGGATCTCCTGCGGCTCTAAACGTGTCGATAAGAAGTCGCGGTTAATAAAGCTGCTGCCGACCTGAGCCTGCTGCATGTACTGCGCGTGAAACGTCAGGCAGTTGTCGATCAGATCCTGCATCTGCTGCGCAATCACCATCATGGTGCTGTCGCCTTGGCTGCGATCAATCCGCTTGGCTTCTGCTGTTTCTGCGCTGAGCTTTTGCCCAAGCACTGCAGCAAGGCCCAGTTCATTGATCTGCTGTGCAATCTGCTCAAGTCGCTGGAACTGTGCGCTGTAACTGTTGCCAGATGGCTCTATGTATTCAGCACGCGCTGTTTCAGGCAAAGCCATCGCCTCGCCAGGGCCTGCGCTGATCTCTTCTGCCGATTGTGGGAAACCATAAATGGCGAGCATCGGAACTGCCGAGATATGCAGCTGATTATCCAAATCAGACTGCACCTGATACGCCTTCAGGTTTAGCTCTGCAATGTCAGCCAGTGGTGGCCGCGACTCAAGAACACCAACGCGGTTTGAGTAGGCAACCGCAAACGGGATCTCGCTCAAACTGGTTCTGCCTTCATCTATTAGGCGGAAATCACCTTTGTCATCCTTCTGATGGATCTCAAACGCGCCGGGCGTGAGCACGCGCACCTGCTCAACCTGCTTTTCGCCGTACAGACCATCGGGAACGGTAATCTTTTCCATCAGCCTGACCATCGTCAGCTGCTGTGATCCGTTGGCTACTTCAGAACGCCAACCAAGAATGTCCCTTGGGGTGTATTGCGTCCAGTATGGGCGGCCATTTTCACCAGCTTTTGGTGCATCAACTAAGACGCCGACGTGTCCATAACGTATGCACTTGCGGGCAGTTTCGTAGGTCCAGACGTTGAGATCGTTGCCCTGCAAGTCAACGTCAAAAAGCTGCTCAGTTACAACGTCGCTGACATCTTCCAAGCGCACAGGCTTACGGGTCAACATGCCCGCCAACATGCGCTCTAGCCTGACGAAATACGGCGCAAGCGTTGAACGCATGAGCCTGTTGTCATAAGCCTCGTCTAGTTCTCTTGGTTCTTGCGGCAGGTATTTTCTGTGGCCTTTTCTGATGCCGTAAGTGCCCTGCAGCAGAGCTTCAATCAGAAGCCAGTGCGGCTCCATGTTGATGTAAGCCGTGTTCGGGCTTTCGACAGTGGTGACGTTGCCAACACGTTGCCTACCTGAAAAACCTGAATACACGACCCAATCCCGCCCAATGCCAGCAGTTTAGTAAAGCCTGATCCCTGTGCCCCGTCCAGCTCGTGCATTGAGTGGGCTGAACTCACGCACAATCAAATAACCCAATGCATCAACCATGTGGTCATAGCCAGCCTCTTTGTCCGGCTCGCCTTTCGTTGTGTATGACTGCAGCTCAAGGCACTCAATCAATCTCTTGCACTTTTCAGAGACTTGCACGCGCACTTCACCCTTGGAGTTTTCCAGCAAAGCTTGAACAGCAAGAACCCGATCACGGATGGCAGGGTTAGAACGCGGCGACTGGTTGCTGAAACCGTATGACTCCAGAATCTCGATGTCAGTCCGCGAGGCATTAGTGCTGCGGTTTCCGCCTGATGCGTCAGGGTAGACATAAATACGGCGGCTAGGAAATCTCCTGCAAATTTCTTGGGCCAGAGCGTCGGTGTCATGAGCACCGCTGATTTCGTCGATTAATAAAAGCTGGTTTCCAAGACGTACACCGATCACCGCGTTGGTGTTGGTCACGTTGAAGTCAATTCCAATACGTAGAGGTTCGGAATCGAGATCAGGAATGTTTTGCGTGACGTGCTTGGCGCGGTTAAACCGGTCGTAAACCTGACCAGTGTTCAGATTTACAAAAACGCCCTCTAGGTAAGACTTGATCAACTGCTCTGGGTAGTTTTCCAGAAGCGAGTTAACGAACCCTTCAGGCAGATGAGGGTTGTCTGTTGTTTTAGCGCGAATCAAAGCAGTGTCGTCACCTGCATTCTTTTCAAACGTGTCAAACGCCCAGCCAAAACCTTCCGGTGTGGTGGCAGCATAAAACTGCTGCACGTTGCCAGCACGTAGACGAGCAAGAGCCATGCGCATTGCTTGCGTAGCAACAGATTTGCTGGCCGTATCTGCCTCGTCAAAGCCAACGGCGCATAAATTCTGACCACGAATGCGGTTTGCTGTTTCCATTGTGCGTAGCAGAATTGTGTGACTGCCTTCTTTAAAGTGCAGCTGATACTCAGGCAAAGGGCTTACGCGGAAGTCATGAGGGATTTCCCATTTTTCCAATAGTTCATCCATCGTCCGCATCAGGATGTCCCGCAACATTGGGGCGATGGGTTCAAATAGCGCAGAAACGTGACCCACGTTGAGGGCCGCCATATGGATGCTTTTACAGACGAGGCCGTAGGTTTTGCCCGCACCAAACCCACAAACAAGGCCGAGCTTGCGATGCTCTGTATCTTCACAGAAAGCAACTTGATGAGGCAACAGGCCATGTTGCACACGCTCTAAAACTTGCGCGACGGTTGGCTTTTTAAATGATTGCAGCTCTTCAATAGGCGCAAGCAGTGGCGAACTGCTTACGATGTCATCAACAAGGCTCATGACATCTCGAACCGCAAGAGCCTCGCCTGCATCTCGATGGCTTTCAATGCGGTGCTGTATTGCTTGCCATTAGTGGCTTTGCGCTGAATGTCTTTGAGGGCGCAGAGGGATTCATGAAGCCATTCTGGGCGCTCTAACTCGGCGTCTAGGCGCTGATGATCGCGGGCTCTTTTGATGTATTCCTCAACCTGCCGTTCGCTGATCTCCCAGGTTTCTGAACCGTATTGAAGAATCTGGGTTCTGCTGTTGCCCTCCAATAAGAGCTTGTAAACGGTATTTATGCGCCCGTCAATTTCTACGTTTGTCGCTTTTGCTGCCATGAGCAAAGGTTAACAGGCGTTAGCAGACTCATGCAGGCAGTTTAGGGCAACTGAGGTGATGTGAACAGCTTGATCACGTGAAAGAAAGCCACGATATTTGCGGCGCACTTGTTCAGCGGCTTCAAATAATTGCGCAGGCGTTGGCCTGCAGGCGGATGATTGAAGCTGATCAGCTACAACCTGGGAGAGTGGTTTGTTTTGCTGCTCTGCGACTTTTCGATAGCTGTCAAGTTGCTTTTCAGGGATCCGAATTGAAATTTTAGTGTTGGCCATCAGTAGCAAGACGCAAGATTGAGTTGATTTCGTTTAACTGAGCGGAAAGATGCCCATAAGAGTGAAGAGGCAGGGGCGCTTGATCTTCAATTGTGTTGTCGAGGATTGCAGAAGCAACGTCTTTGGCTTCATCCACAAGGATTGAAATACGCGAGACAACAGGTTGCTGCCTGATGGTCAGGTTACTCATTTGATGGAAGGGCAGGAAGCAGCTCGTTTAAGCCTTGGAGCTGCTGCTTGACGGTTGCAATGTAGTCCGGGAGCTGTGGGTTCATGCCAGCTCTGACCTGTTGTCTTAATGAGTTGAGGTCTTGAGCGGAGCGTTGCCAAAGGTCACGGCGCTTGCGGTGGATCTCGCGGATGATGTCCTTGTCAGGGTCAACGCCGATGGTTTGTTGACGACCATTGATGTCGGTTGATTTGACACCTGATGAGTCGCGAAAGCCTGAGCGTGTGGTCTGGCTTTCAAAATCTTGAGACTCGTAAGCGGCGGCGCAGTGGCAGATAATCGCAAGATCTGAACCGCCATGACGATGCAAAACACCGTCGATCACGGTGGCGTCGTAGTCGGTCAGATAGTCGTTCAGCAGGCCATCACCATTGGAGACAATGCCGGAGTCGTAGCAAGCAAAGCAAGCGACCTTGGGTGCGTAAAAGGTCGTATCGCGGTCAATGGAAGACCGCTTGTGCAAAGAAATCATTTTGGCTAGGGGTGTTTAGAAGGGGTCGCCTTCCTGGGCGTCAGACTGCAGCAGTGGCACAGGTTGCGCCTTTGCAGTTGTGGCAGTTTCCAGAAAGGATTCATAACGGCCATCACGCAGCCATCTGAAGCAATCGGGGAAAGGGCTTGCAAAGCCGCCGTTGCGCTCCGCTATGGCCTGATCCTTAAGCGCGGCCATCAAGGCGCCTTCTAGGGCCTTCTGAGGGCCTTTGGCGAGCTTTTTGTACTCAGCCCACGCCTTGGGCTTCGACTGGCCTGATGCTCGCTTCTTGATTTTTTGATACCGCTGCCAAAAGGCCAAGAACTCCTCGGAGTAGGCCGGCTTGTCGCGTTTTGGGCCTTTTGCAGCTTTATGGCTGTTATTTAGTTCTTTTGTATCTAGTTCTCTTGTATTTAGTTCGGCGGCAGCTCCTGCCGGGGGAGGGGGCAGCTCCTGCCGGGGGGTACGGCAAATGCTGCCGGGGTCCCCTGCAAATTTTGCCGCCCCATTAAAACTAGGTTCTGGGGTGTTTGCCAGATGATTGATGGTTACTCGGTAAAGGTTGGTTGAGCTGTGCCCTTGGTCGGTAAAGCGCCTTTCACGCTGCAGCAATCCAATCGACTCAAGCTGGCCGAGCACAGCGCGAGCAGTGCGAACACTGACGCATGCACCATCCGCGATCGTTTTGAGACTTGGCCAGCAGTTCGCATTAGATCCCGTGAAGGTTTGAATGACCCAGAGAACAGCTAGTTGATTGGGTTGCAGTTTTCCCCGTAGGGCTGATGGCAGGGCTGTGAAGGGCACACCTTGCGAAAGAAATGACATGGTTTAAAATTGGTTTGCAAAGGACATTTGCGAAAGGGGCATGGCGGGGTTGTGGTGACCCCGTTTTTTTATGGATTGCATCCGGTACGAGATCGACATTCAGGGGGTCGAACCCGCACCGCAAGGGTCGAAGGTTCGCACGCGTTACGGCATGCGTGAAGCGTCAAAGCGCGTTGGCCCTTGGCGTGATGCCGTCAGATCTGAAGCTCTTGCCGCACGACAGCCGCTGATTGAGGGCGCCTGCAAGGTGACGGCTGAGTTCAGGTTTCTGCGGCCTGCGTCGCATCTAACCGCAAAAGGGCTGGCTAGCAAGGCTTACCGGCAGCAATACACCGTCAAGCGCAACGATATTGATAAGTGCTGCAGAAGCACGCTGGATGGCCTAAGCGGCGCTGCGTATGCCGATGACTGCCTTGTGGTGGAGCTTCACTCGACGCAGCGATATTGCGTGCCGGGCGAAAGACCTGGTGCATTTGTGACGGTCGAAGAACTGCCCTAATCCCCTGCACAGGGCTAGCAGGCAGAGCCATACTTCGCTCAGTTCAGGCAACCACCCCGATGCTTTACTCCCACGAAACAACCCGCTACGAAGCCATGCAGGACGAGTGGGAAGACAACCAACCACAGCACACGCCTTGCTGGCAGTTTGAGATTCCCTCGATTGGTGTTCTCGACTGGACCACGGACGAATCCGAGCTTAATGGCTGGATCAAAGCAGCAATTGCTTGCGGCCAAGGCTTCAAAAAAACCTTTGTGGCTCCTTTCTGATGTTGATTTACCTTTGCGCAAAAAACGATGCCCAAGGCAACCCGCGCAGGGCTTGGGCGCAATTCATCAGCCAACAGATCGTCAGCTTTTACGAGGAAGGATTTGCTGGCTGCGAAGCAGTGCCGGACGGCCTGCGTGATGAATGCCGCAACGCACCACGGATAAACGTGTCTGTGGGCGAATGGTTGTCATGGCGTGATGCTGCGATGACTAATCCATGAACCTCAGATACCGCATCACCGGCGATAGCTGGGAGCGCATACAAAACCAAGCCAAGGCTGACGCTCAGGAGGCGTTTGAAACTGGTGAAACCAGGGGCCTCACTGCTCTTGGGCGTGCTTACTATCAAAAACTCGCTAATGGCAAAGCCAGTGGATTTCACAATCGGTCAGCTAAGAAAAAAGCTTAAAGAGCAAGGCTGGTTGGTTTGGGCTTTTGACGGTGAAAACCAAAGCCGCACGTATTACGCCAAGCACCTAAAAACCGGCGTTGAATTTGCCGGCACATTAGCTGAGTTCAAAATATCGGCAAAAAACAATCTTTTGCTTTGACTAAATGAGCAATTCACTTTCTGACTTTGGGCCAATGTTTAACTACGCAACATCACCACACAACGGCACGGCAACCAGCCGTGACGCCGCTGAAAGCATCAAGCCACAGGTCAACAGACTCTGCTCTGAAGTGCTCCGCTGCATCCGCAACAGCCCCAACGGGATGACCTGCGATGAGGCAGAGGTTGCGTTGGGTATGCCGCACCAAACCTGCAGCGCACGATTTCGCGATCTTGCCAAAAGCGAGCCGCCTTTCATTGTCAAAAAGCAGGGGCTCAATGGCAATGACCTAAAGCGGGACACACGCACTGGACGCGGGGCGTTTGTGTGGGTGATTAACGATGAACTGTGACAATCTGATTTCTGGTCTAATCCCCTGCACAAGGGTGGCAATTAGGCCCATACTGACCTTAGTTCAGACAACCACCCCATGAACAAGCTCTACCAATCACAATCCTTACCCTGCTGGATAGCGCCGCTTTTTACCTGCAGCCTGCTGGCTTTGTTAGGTGGTGCCTTTTGGGTCTCGATGACCAGCACCCTTGATCAGATGACCGAGCGCGACTGCCGCCTAGGCGTTCAGGCCGCCTGCGAACAACTCAACAAATAAAAGGACAAACCCCGTGGAACAACCACCCCTGGCCGAAACAGAGTCTGCCCGCGCTCAGACTACACGCAAAATGACCCACAGCGAAGTCCATAGAACATTCAGGGCCTGCCAGACCAATGCCGGGTCATTCATGCGGACTCTGGCCACCGCTGGCCTGATAGCCGATCCAGTAAACGTCGCCAAGATTCTCAGGACATGGCCTGAAATTGAGGCGGTCTATGGCCCCGGCAGCAAATTTTACGAACGGGAGCAGTTCTGATGGCTCAGTTTAAATACGGAGATGAGGGTTATTTTGATGACCCTGCATACAGCCAAAGCGATCTAAAAACTGTGCTCGATTGCCCGCAACTGCTGTGGAAGATGAAGCATAACGGCGGACGGCGGAAACAACCCACTGCGGCAATGCAGAGCGGGACCATTGATCACATGGCCATTCTGGAGCCTGACAGGTTTGACAAAACCTATGCAGTCTGTGGACCGCGAAACACAAAAGCAGGAAAAGCCGCCGCTAAAGCTGCAGAAGATGCTGGCCTTCAGCCAATCACTCAAGCTCAATACGTTGAGGCGCACAACGTCAATGCCGCAATCAGACAGCACCCACTGGCAAAGCATTTGCTGCAAGATGGTCAGCCTGAGGTCTCTGCTTATGGTGAAGACGCAAGCACCGGCTTGAGGGTCAAAGGCAAACTTGATTGGCTTGACGGTCAGACGATCGTTGACCTCAAAACTGCTGGCCCTGGTGGCGCTAGCCCTGCTGCGTTCACTAAGCAAATCGTCAACTTTAAATATCATTTGCAAGCTGCCCACTATTTAGACTTAACGGGGGCAAAGACCTTTGTTTTTTTAGTTGTCGAGCGTGAATTTCCCTATCAAATTGGCATTTACGAACTAGACGATGACGCCTTAGCTGAAGGCCGATGGCTTCGCAAAAAAGCATTAGATACCGTGGCCTTTTGCCTCGCTGCTAATAGCTGGCCCGGTTACACCCCAAACCAACCGCAAACCCTTTCGCTGCCCTCCTGGGGCTTTGACTCATGAGTTTTTCTCCAGAACAAACCGAGGCTTTGATTCAGCCTCTTGATCGCAAAGACGTTAAAAACCGCACAGGTGGTGGAAACAAAAAGCTTTCTTACATTGAGGGCTGGCACGCAATCGCAGAAGCCAACCGTATTTTTGGCTTTGGCGGATGGACCAGTGAAACGCTTCAGATGGAATGCGTCTGTATGGAAGGCACCATCTCATATATCGCAAAAGTGCGTGTGACAGTTGCAGGCATTAGCCGTGAAGGCTGGGGCGCTGGCCATGGACGCGGCGGCAGCGTAGGAGATAAGCACGAATCAGCCGTGAAGGAAGCCGAAACAGACGCCCGCAAGCGTGCATTGATGACCTTCGGCAATAAGTTCGGTCTGGCCCTTTACGACAAAGAGCAAGCCAATGTTGAGGATGGCAGCACAGCCAAGCCAGCCCCAGTCAAGTCTGAACCGTCCGCTGAATACAAGCGGCAAGTTGCTACTAAAGCAGAGATGGACAAAGATCCACTGTTCCGCTGGACGCATCGCATCGCTCAATTAACTGGCAAAACCAACTGGGCAGAAGTTGAAGTTCACATCCGCCAAAGCAAGGATTTTAATGACGAGCAACGCGAAGAGCTGCTGAAAAAACTTGCCGAGGCAAAAGCCAGAGCCGCTGAATTTTTCAACGTAAAATCATGACCCAAGATCAATATGACCCGGACTACGCCGGACCCTTTTTCACTGAACAGCAGTTAGCGCAACGGTGGAACAAACACACAAGCACATTGGCCAGGTATCGCAAACACGGAACTGGCCCTGTGTTTTACAAAGTGTCCCAACTTGCGTACGGTCCCAGAATACCGGTGATCCGCTACAGGCTCCACGACGTGCTGGCCTACGAGCTAGCAAATTCAATCTTTCCTGATCTACACAACAATGTCTGAATACATCGCAGCACTGCCCGTTAACGGCAAATGGAGCGTTTATGAAAACGGCCCTGATCATGAATACAAGCCCAACGGCAAAAGGCTCGTGCTCAAGATTCCCGTCGAATCTGTTGCAGCGTATGCGCAGTATTTGATGACCCTTGCGGATGACACCAGCAAGCACAAAGACATGAACGTCTGGGACTTTGCTGCTAAGCAAACCAAGTCAGTTAAGTGCATCAATGTCAGCCACAACGCAAAGGACGGCGCAACGGATGATGACGGCTGGTATGGAAGCATTGCCCCGGCTGCATTGACTCCGCCAGCTGCACCGCAAAATTGTCAAATGCCTTCAACCCTGCAAGGCAGCAACGACAACGACATCCCGTTCTGATGGCGAGCCCTGAACTAAAAGCGTTCTATGCGCTTGAAAGTATGGGCATGGTTTTGGAGGGCGAGTTCTTCTCGCCTTCTAAGGCCAAAGAAAGCCATTACACCGAATTGCTAGAAGCAGTTGAGAAGATACGAAAGCAACCAATTAAACGGAACGCATCAACTCATCAGAATCAATCTCAGCAATCCGTTTTACCGCCTGACTCAAAAGCTTTGATTGATGCCAAGCCTGCCTAGTCAGTGCGCTGCACAGTTCTTGCAACGTGTGGACATCTTCCACGTCATGAATTGATCGAATCTGACGCTCAAGGGTTAGCTCTTCCTCTAGCGTTTGTCTGACGCTCATCCAGTTCCAGCTCATGGGCTTTCAGGGATTGAAGAACTTTGCGCTCCTCTGAATAAGGAGCCCTTGCACGCATGTAATCATGCACGCTGTGGATTAGCCAGTCCGGCGGCCAACAGTTGCTCCAGTTGACAGGTTGCGCACAACCAACAACCACCGTGCTGTAGAACGCGACAAAATATGACCACAGCCAATAGAGGTTCAATCCTCTAACCCACCTTCTATTTTCGTCAACGGCGCCGGTTGCAAGGCTGAAACTGAAACGCCTTCGGCGTCATCCATCCACTCGCGCAACGCTGCACCAGTTGGCGTGTACTTTGGCCACTTCACAGCCTTAAGCACATCCTTGCGGGTCAAGCAGATAAAACTGGCGTGCGGAACCCATACCAAATAGTTTGGTGGGCCTTCGCGTGGTTTGCGGTAGGTCACGCTTAATGCGTTTGCACGTCTGAACTCTTTTGCTGCCATTTGCTTTTGTTCTGTGTACCGTTGGGTTTCCCACTTTCATAAGCGGGTCAGTCAGGCTTGCCAGGGGCACCCGGCCTGCTAATTAGCTCATGGCGCGAGAACCATGCGTAGTGCCCCAATCATTCGTCGTCCACAAGGATCACCCAGCCAGAACCTGGGCCTTC